GCTAAGAATGAAGTGATGGCAGTAGAAGCGACTGTAGAAGGTTTTAGATCAGAACAGAAAGCAAATGATCTAGCACTTGACAGAGAACGAATTGAACTATTAAACACTGAAGCAGAATCTGTATCTACTTTAGGTTTTGAGAAAAGAAAATTTGATGCTGAGCAAGAAGAAAGTGATATACTTAGAATTGAAAAACTAAGAAAAATAAACGTAGAAGAAAAAATAGCACAAGAAACAAGATTACAAGGAATTATAGATGAGGCTAATATTGGAACACAAGCAAGAGTAGATGCAGAGATTGCTTTAAATGAATTTTTAGAAAGCAACTATCAAGAAAGAATTGGATTAGAGACAGAACTAGAAGATGCAGTAGTTGCATCAAATGACGCCAAACTAGCATCTCAATTAGAATTTCTAAGTGCAGTAAGTTCTGTTACAAGTTCTTTAGATGGATTATTTAAAGAAGGATCAAGAGCAGCAAAAACAGCAGCATTAACAACCATAGCAATAAACACTGCAACAGGTTTAATACAAGGATTAGATATTGCTCAAAAATCAGCAAAATTAGCCGGGCCGGGTGCAGCACTTGCATTTCCTATTTTTTACGCATCACAAATTGCAGCAGTATTGGGTGCAGCATCACAAGCCAAAGGAATACTTTCAAGTTCATCAAGCGGATCATCTGTAAGTGGAATATCAACATCAACATTAACATCCCCAAGTGCAACACAATTTGAATCACAAGCACCGGAGTTTAATATAGTAGGTACAAGCGGAGTAAATCAGATTGCTGATGTAGTTTCATCACAAGCACCAGTAAAGGCTTATGTGGTTGCTAACGATGTTACAACGGCACAAGCATTAGATAGGAACATTGTAGAATCAGCGACATTATAAACACAAAAATTAAAATTTAAATCGTTATATAGTTATGAAAATCGTAGAGTTAGTTTTAGATGACAATGAAGAAAGCGGAATTGAAGCTATCTCTATTGTTGAATCACCTGCTATTGAATCTGATTTTGTGGCTTTGAAATCTGAAGAAGTAAAACTTGCAGAAGTTGACACAGAAAAAAAGATTTTAATGGGTGCTTTATTAATCCCAAATAAGCCTATATACAGAAAGACAGAAGGAGATGAGTATTATATATATTTCTCAAAAGATACTGTATTAAAAGCCTCACAAAGATACCTCACCAATGGCTATCAAAACAATTCAACACTAGAACATTCTGACAATTTAGAAGGTTTAACATTGGTTGAAAGTTGGATAGTAGAAGATGAGGTTCAAGACAAATCAAGAAAGTACGGCTTGAATGTACCAGTTGGAACTTGGATGGGAACTGTCAAAGTAAACAATGAAAAAATTTGGAATGAATTTGTGAAGGAGGGTAAAGTAAAAGGATTTAGTATAGAAGGCTTTTTTGCCGATAAAATTAAAGCATCAAAAATGAATAAAGAACAAGAAGCAGATTTATTGCTTAGTAAAATCACAAGCATTGTTAAAGGTGAAAAAGTTGATCTTGCTTTATCTGATGATTTAAAAAGTTTTTTAAATATTGCTAATGATGCAATGAAAGATACATCAAGAATTTTAAATAATTCTAAACAAAGAGGAAATAATGTTGAAGGTGTATTAGATAATTTACAGGCTTTAGTTAAAATTGATAAAACTGATGTAGAACAAAAATTAAATCTAGTTAAAGGATTAGAAAATTATTTTAAACAAGTAAAAGGAAAAATAGAATCAGCAGCAAAAGAATTAGGTGTTGATGTTAAATCAATAAAAGGATTTTCTGAAGCAGAAGATTTAGCAAAAAAATCAATAAAAATAACTTTAGATTTAGAAACTAGCAGTAAGGCAATAGACAAAATAATCAACAAAGTAAAATCATCATTAAAATAAAAAACAATGAACAAAAGAGAATTAAGTAAAGTATTCAGCAAGTTGTCAAGGGAAGAGGTTAATCTAGAATCTCATAAGGTTGAATTGGCAAGAAAAGCACCATCAGTTCTAAAAGATTTTGAGAAATTAGATGCTAAATTAAGAAAATCACAAGATAAAGTTGATTCATCTTTTAATAGTTATAGAAAAAGTTGGCAAAATTTTCAGTCCGAAGTAAAAGATATAGAGGCAGATAGGAAAAGACTTGAAGGAGATGTCGCAGAAATTAATCAAAGTGCTATGGATTTAGGTGTTGATTTTAATGACGTTAAAGGATTAAAAGAATCCCAAGATTTATCAAGAAAATTAGATGGACTTACAAAAGATTTACCAAAATTATATAGTGAACCTAAATAAAAAATAATGCAAGGCATTAAAAGAAAGAATTACATTCCTAATCCTACATCTCCAAGAGGAGGTAGAAGAGCGTGTTTGTGTCAAGATAATACCTATTCAATAGAATGTTGTGATGGTGATAACTGGGCGCAAGGCATTGGTGTTATTACGGGAGTAGAAGGTAATTTTTTAGCAAAAGAAGATGATGATTTAATTCTGCAAGAGGATAATTCTAAAATTATATTATAATGGCAAATTCAAAAATATCTGCTTTACCAATAGCAACTGCATTGCAAGGAGATGAATCTTTTGCATTGGTTCAAAGTGGTACAACTAAAAGAACTACGTTAAGTGATATAGATAATTATGTAATTGCAACACACATAACAGTTGCAGATGGTACTACTGTAAATTTATCAGATAGCACTTATGCTAGTTCTACTTTAATAAAGTTCACATTTACTGCAACAGGTGGAGTAGAAAATGCAACGGTTAATTTGCCAAATGTAAACGGAACAAACACAAACAGATTAATAAGGTTTATATCTGATTCAACATTTACATCCAATACAAGAGTAAATTTAACTACCACAAATGGAGCAACCATAGATGGTTCAGCATCTCCTTATACAATCAACAAAGAATACGAAGGTGTTCAGTTGTGGAGCGATGGAACAGAGTGGTTCATAGTTCAAAAGAAAGCATGAAAATGCAAAATAAATTTTAATAAACGTTATATCAATATGAAATCAAATGAAGTTTTAAACCAAATCAAAACGGTTTTAGGAATTGAAGTTGATCTTGAAAAGAAAGAGATTAAACTAGAAAGCCTAAAATTAGAAAATGGAACTGTTGTAGAAGCAGAATCATTTGAAGAAGGTAATGATATTTTTATCGTAACCGAAGATGAAAAGGTAGCACTTCCCGTTGGTGAATATATGCTTGAAGATTCAAGACTTTTAGTTGTTGAAGAAGAAGGTAAAATTGCTGATGTTAGAGAAGTGAGTGATGAAGTTCCACAAGAAGAAACAGAAGATTTAGTTGAAGAAGATTTAGCTGAAGAAGCGGATGTTGCTGATTGGCAAGGAATGGAAGTAAGAATTAAAAATCTTGAGGATGCTATTGCGGATTTAAAAGCCGATAAAATGGAAGCTAGTAAGGTAGAAGAGGAAGTTAAAGAAAAACTTTCTGCTGAACCGGCAACCAAGCCTATCAAGCACAATCCCGAAGGCGAATCAAGAAAACAAATAAAAATGCACATTTCTCCGAATAGGGTAATGAGTACTAAAGATAGAATTTTTCAAAAAATATCAAATATAAAATAAAATGGCTGTAAACATAACCAGTACCTACGCAGGAGAATTTGCAGGAGAATATATCTCTGCTGCCCTTTTGAGTGGAAACACCATCGCAAACGGTGGTATCGAAGTAAAACCAAATATCAAATACAAAGAAGTTATCAAGAAGGTAGCAACTAGTGGTTTGGTAGTAGATGCAACTTGTGATTTTACAAGTGCAGGATCAGTTACATTAACTGAAAGAATTATTCAACCCGAATATTTCCAAGTAAATCAAGAAATGTGTCTCACACCTTTCCAATCTGATTGGGAGGCTGCTCAAATGGGATATTCTGCTTTTGATCAACTCCCCCCCAAGTTCTCCGATTTTATTATAGGGCAATTTGCGTCTGAGGTAGCGGCTAAAACAGAATCTAATATTTGGAGTGGAGTAAACGCAAACGCAGGTGAGTTTGACGGCTTTACAACTCTTATGACGGCTGACGCTGATGTAATTGATGTAGCTGCAGGTGCAGTTGTTGTTGGAAATGTAGTTGCTGAAATGCAGAAAATAGTTGATGCTATTCCTGCTACTTTGTTCGGTAAGGAAGATTTACACATCTATGTATCACAAAACATTGCCAAGGCTTATGTTGGTGCAATGGGTGCATTAGGAAGTGGTATTGACAACAGAGGAGCATTGTGGTATCAGAATGGCGCACCTTTATCTTTCGGTGGTATTCCTTTATTTGTTGCTAATGGATTAGCAAATAATACTGCGGTAGCTGCTGAGAAATCAAACTTGTATTTTGGTACTTCTTTACTTAGCGATCAAAACGAAGTTAAGTTGCTAGATATGAGAGATTTGGATGGCTCACAGAATGTTCGTTTAATCATGAGATTTGCGGCATCTGTTCAGTACGGAATTGGTTCTGACATCGTTCTATACTCTTAATAAATTTTAAACCATAAGAAAGGGGTAGGTGGGTATGTCTATCTACCCTTTTTTTTTAAAATATAAAAAATATGGCTTGTAACGTAACTTCGGGAAGAGTACTCCCATGTAAGGCAGGATATGGAGGCATAAAGGCTGCTTACTTTTTTGACTTAGATGCACTTGGTGCATTAACGTATACAGACGGAGTGATAACTGCAATAGCAGGTACTCCAACAGTATATGAATATGATGTAAAAAACACATCATCACTAGAAACTGCCATAAACAGTTCTAGGGAAACAGGAACAACATTCTATGAGCAAACACTTAGCTTAACTTTAACTTACCTAGATGCACCAACACAAGAGCAAATCAAATTGATTGCTTGGGGACGTCCTAGTGTAGCAGTTGAAGATTATTATGGAAATATGTTCATTGCAGGATTAGAGAATGGAATGGAAATGACAGGAGGCACAATAGGCACAGGAACACAACCCGGTGATCTAAGTGGTTTCACAATGACATTGGTAGGACAAGAAGTTGATCCTGCTACATTTATCACACCTGCTTTAATAACTGGAGCAACACAAGGAACAAAAATTGATCCTACGGCTACAGTAACACCTTAATTATTTATTTTCTTCTAGTGAAAGCATCTCTTTTTAGGGGGTGCTTTTTTTTTGTCTTATTTTGACATTTTTTAACCTTCAAATTATACATCAATGCAAGAGATACACAATCAAATCAAAACTTTAGAATCACAATTAACCGGTAATATGTTCTCAGATATGGAAATAAAAGACAAAATACATAATTTAAAAATGAAGGCAAATGGTTGTAAGCCTATTAATTCTGAAATTGATTGTGTGGGGTGTGGTTCTTAAAACAAAACATCATTTTTTTTGCGTTATATAGGTATGATTGTATTAACGACATCAGCAACTGCACAAACATTTAAAGTAATACCAAGAGATTATTCTTTAACGGCATTTACAATGAGCATAAGAGATGATAGTACAAATGTAACTGTGACATATAATATCACTGGGGCAACTGTATCGGGTAACTATGTTACTTATCAAAACACATTTTCACCCATTTTAGTAGAGAATCATTTCTATGACATGACACTTTACACAGGAACAAACATAATTTTTAAAGATAGAATCTTTTGTACTGATCAAACGATTAATCAAGTTGATAATGATTACTACAATTTAAATGATGGTGTGTACACAACTGATGATTCTTACAACAATGAATATATCGTAGTATGAAAAGACAAAAGAGTTTACCAAAAGGTGTAACAAAACAACCAAGTATTGGGTTTGTTAATTTAAGCACCTACACTTCACCCGAAGTAAAAGAGGTAAAAAACAAAGATTGGGTAGAATATGGTGCTGATAATAATTACTTTCAATTCTTAATTGATAGATATAATGGATCAGCCACAAACAACGCTGCTATTAATGGCATAAGCCAAGCAATTTATGGCAAAGGATTAAACGCAACAGATGCCAATAAAAAACCCGATCAATATGCCCAAATGATTTCAATGTTTGGGAAGGATTGTGTTAGAAAATTGTCCTATGATTTAAAATTAATGGGACAATGTGCAGCGCAAATAATCTACTCAAAAGACAGAAAGAAGATTGTCAAAGTAGAACACTTTCCAATTGAAACTTTAAGGGCAGAAAAGGCAAATGAAGAAGGTGATGTACCTGCTTATTACTATTTTAAGGATTGGACAAACATAAAACCAAGTGACACACCTTTAAGAATACCTGCATTTGGGATGTCAAAAGAAAATATTGAGATTTTATATATTAAACCATATCGTGCAGGGTTTTATTATTATAGTCCTGTCGATTATCAAGGGGGTTTGCAATATTGTGAGATTGAAGAAGAGATTTCGAATTTTCATTACAATAATATAAGAAATTCATTTTCTCCAAATATGCTCATTAATATGAATAATGGGATTCCGAACCAAGAAGAAAGGCAGTTATTGGAAACTAAAATTGCATCTAAGTTTTCGGGAACATCAAACGCAGGTAAATTTATATTAAGTTTTAATAATGATAAAGAATCTGCTGCTGATGTAACACCTATACAATTAAGTGATGCACATAATGTTTATTCTTTTCTTTCAACAGAAGCAACTCAAAAGATAATGGTTGCTCATCGGATTGTTTCCCCTATGTTATTAGGAATAAAAGATAACTCGGGTTTAGGAAATAACGCTGAAGAAATTAAGACTGCAAGTTTATTAATGGACAACACAGTAATCCGTCCGTTTCAAGAACTTTTAATTGATTCATTTGATCAAATACTAGCATACAATGATATTTCTTTAAATCTATACTTTACAACTTTGCAACCTTTAGAATTTACAGAGGTTGACAAAGATTTACAAAACAAAGAAGAAATAGAAGAAGAGACGGGAATTGAAATGAGTTCCCAAATAGACGGCAAAACTGCATACGATACAATCGAAGAAGCAGAAGCTGAAGCTAAAAAGATAGGATGCGAAGGTTATCACGAACACGAAGTTGATGGGGTTACTTATTATATGCCTTGTGAAAGTCACGATGAAGCCTTAGATGAATTTCTTTCTTTAGGGGAAGATGAAGATGAACTTTTAGATAAGTATGATTTAATAGATGTTTCAGAAGTTGATTATGATAACGATGATGATTTAGATCAACAAGTAACTGAGTTAAATGAACCATCTTTACTTAAAAAAATAACAAATTTAGTAAGCACAGGAAGAGCATATCCTTGGGCAAAAGATTCAGAGCAAGATGGAGGAACTAAACAAGATGAAGACTTAACTTTTTTAGTTCGTTACCAATACGCTCCTTTAAAAGTTCAAGGTGACTCTAGAAAGTTTTGTGATAAAATGGTTGCTACTAAAAAAATATACAGAAAAGAAGATATAATTGCTTTAACGAATAAGCCTGTTAATGCAGGGTTTGGAGTAAAGGGTGCAGCAACTTATTCTATTTGGTTATATAAAGGCGGTGCAAGGTGTCATCATAAGTGGTTTAGAAAGACATATATGCTCACAGAGGGCATTAAAAAGAGAACCGAAGTAACCACAAAGGAAGCAAGATCAAAAGGCTTTAGAGCGCCTGTAAATGAGCAACTAGTACCTGTTGCCCCTAACGATATGCAATACAAAGGATTCACAAAAGCCTATTGGGATAAAATGGGAGGTTTTAAAAAGAAAAAGAAAAAATAATGGCAACAGTTTTATTCATAAATCGCACCGATTTGATCAGAAATAGCATTCTCGATGGGAATGTGGATACTGACAAATTTATTCAGTTCATAAAAATCAGCCAACAGATAAATATTCAAAACTATCTAGGTACAAAACTTTACGATAAGTTTACTTTAATAGTTGGAAACGGAGACATAGATACTGCTCCTTATGCTGATTATAAGACACTTCTAAACGAATACATTCAGCCTATGTTGATTTGGTTTGCCCAAGTAGATTATCTTCCCTTCGCTGCTTACCAAGTAAAGAACGGAGGGGTATTTAAACACACCTCAGAGAACGCTGAGACTGTTAACAAAACAGAAGTGGACTATCTAGTAGAAAAAGCAAGAACACACGCTGAGTGGTACTCTAGGAGGTTTATAGATTATATGTGTTTTAACGAGAATTTATTTCCCGAGTACACTTCGAATGTGAACGATGATATTTATCCAAGTTACGATGCAACTTTTAACGGATGGGTGCTTTGAGTTACAAACCGAAAAAAGAGAACATTAAAAAATTAAAACAGTTTTTATCAAAACTTAAAGACAATGGCAGTATTAACGAATAAATCAATTGCATCTACCTATAAAAGTGTTCTGTCGATTGGTGCAACTACTGAAAGCGCATTAACCACAAGTATCCAACAATTAACTGATGGATTGGGGAATAGTTCTCCTTTGTCAATGAGTACAACTCAGATTCAGTTTAATAATGATGCTAATACTTTTTCGTTTCCTGCTGATAGAGGCACAAGCGGACAGATTTTAAAACTAGCAGATGCAAACGGAACTTTAAGTTGGGCAGATGATGATCTTTCAAACACATTAGATTTTTCGGGTGGTACAGGCACAGGTTCAGTTACTTTAGATAGTCAAACATTAGCCTTTACAGGTACGGCAAATCAAATAGAAACAAGCGCATCAAGCCAAGCAATTACTTTATCCTTTCCAACCGCAGGTGTTACACTTCCCGATGGATCAATAGCGACTACTCAAAGTCCTAGTAATAATTCTACAAAGGTTGCCACAACTGCCTATGTAGAAGCAGCCGTTGCAGCAGGGGGTGATGTAACCAAAATTGATCCAATTACTGCAAATCAAATAGCAGTTTGGAACGATTCAACAGATGAATTAAGAAGTGATGAAACTGTAACAATAGGAACAGATCATTCAATTACTTTATATCAGCCAAACACAAATTCTAATACAACTAATTATATTATTGGTGGCGGATCATCAATGACAACGGGGCAGCAAAATACGGGGTTTGGTAGTAGTGTTCTTACCTTAAATACAACGGGTGTTGGTAATGTGGCTATTGGATCAGATTCTTTGACAACTAATGTAAGTGGAAATAATAATGTTGCCATTGGACTTGAGACTTTAAAAAGAACTACTGCAAGTGATAATATTGCCATTGGTAGTAGAGTATTACAATCTGACACAACGGGTTATGAAAATACTGCAATAGGTGGCTTATCTCAATACAATATAACAACTGCTTATGGAAACACTTCTTTAGGATACAATAGTTTAATTTATAATTCAACGGGTATTCAAAATACTGCAATAGGGTTAAACTCATTAAAAGGGGTATCAACTTATTCTGCATCTAATAATACTGCTATTGGTTACAATTCGGGTTCTGCAATAACAACGGGTTCTTATAACGTAATAATTGGCTCTAATACGGGTAGTACAATAGCAACATCATCTAGCAACATTATCATTTCAGATGGTATTGGGAATATTAGGCAAAGTTTTGATTTTACGGGTGCTGCTACTTTTAGTGGTAATGTGGGTATTGGAATAGCGCCATCAGCAAATAGTTTACACATCTATAAATCTGATCCAATATTACTAATACAATCAAGTAATACAAGTGGAGATGCGGAATTACAATTTTTTCCAAGAGACGGAAGTAATGTTGCGCATCTACAATCAATAAAAGGAGAAGGAAGTAGTTTAGTGTTTTCAACGGGCGGAAATTCAGTCAATGATTATGTGCCTACTCCAAGACTCACCATCTCATCGAATGGATTAGTAACATTAGATTCAAGTATTGTTTTAGATGATAACGAAGGATTGTTTTGGGGTGCTACAAGTGGATCAAACGAATATATTGTTAATAATGGTTCAGATTTA